CCAGTTAAAACATAAAGTTGTTGCAAATGAAACATCTTCAGGATATGGAATGGTTGGTCCAAAAACAAGGGCTAAACTAAATAGTTTGTACAATTAAGGAGGACTGTGTTATTATTAGTAAATTAATAACTAATTCATAAATATTATTATGGAAGAAGATAAAAAAGTAGACTCTGCATGTGAGTGTGGAGAATGTGATGTCTGCAAAGGAGAAGAGACTCCTGCAGAAGAATCAGCAGAGTAGTCTAAAGTTTATTATTAAATAAAGAAAAAAAACATGGAAATGGAAATAACAATAACAATAGCATCTTTAATTCCAGCAACTATGGGAGTTGTGGAGGTTATAAAACGTATAGGTCTACCTAAACGCTTTTTACCTCTTTTAGCCCTAGGTGTAGGAGTGGCAGGATCAATGGTATTAGCTGGAGAAGCTACAGGAATTTTAGCAATTCAGGGAACAATAGTAGGGTTAATGGCCGTAGGCATATGGAGTGGTGGAAAAAGTACTATAAAAAGTGTAATAGGAAACTAATATGCCTGAAATAAATCAACCAAATGTTCCTCAACAACCTGGGATTTCTCAAGATCAAATGAAAGGGAATCTCGAGAGTTTAATGTCAAGAGTGGAAGGTAAATATCAAGACTTTAATAGTCAGAAATTTGCTTCTGATAATACATTAAAAGAACAAAAGGGCGAATCTCTTCGTCAGGTTTTTGATTTGTTTCAGTCTATGGGTATCGACCCAAGTAACGTGGAAGAGGTGGGAGCCTTTCTAAATAAGATTAAAGAAAGTAATCCACAGTTGTCTCAACAGTTAGAGAAAGTGTTAAGTTCAATTCTTGGAGATGAGGTTATGACACCTGCAGAAGGAGAAATACCTGCAGGAGGAGAAGCACCGCAGGATAATATGAATATAAATATAAATGAGGCACCACAAGAAAACATATGAGGACGTATTCTCAGTAGACCATAAAAGAAATAATTCTAGATTAGATTTAGATGAAATAACAATTGTAGAGATGGAGCTAGCGGAATACACCGACCTCTTTAAGAATTTTTTAACAGACTGGTATTCAGGTCTGTTTCTTAATTGTGCTAAACTCTCTTGGTTAAGGAGAAAGTTTATGGTAAATGGGAAAAGAGTAATTATTCCAATGTATAGAAACGATCCTTATGTGAATTATAAATTTGTTAAGTTTATGAGAAGAAATATAGGTAAAGATATTCAAATGATTACAAGAAGTGCATACTTTGTGAAATTTGAACTTTATTTTGATGAGATGTTTCCAGAGTTTCTTAATGAGAATCCATTTAAGAATCCAGATTATTATAAGTTTCCATATGAAAATATTTCAGCGGAATTTCTACTTGTTATATATCAGATGGATGATCGTTTAGGATTACTTGAAAAAGCAAACGAGGAAAAAATGTCTTTTGCTGTGTTCTTAGATTATGTTATCAATCATGCGTATACAGAGAATGAACTATTGGGTCGACAAAGATATGAGATATCACAAAATGTTGATAGGAGAGGTATTTATTTTGTAGTAGATACAGATAAAAAAACAATCGCCAAGAAAGGTGAGAAAAGAATATGAGCAAACCAAAATTAAAACCAGTTGTATTTGTGCAAGGTAGGTATGCATATAACAGACAAAATACAGTGCAACAGATAATGTTGTTGAAAGCATTAAAGGTAACTCAGGACCCTAAAAAACTTCGTGATCTCATTGGAGTAAAAACAGTAGCTGAGGTTCACCGTACACTCGATAAGATTGCAATGAGAAAGGAATACCACTCAGCCCTTGCTGAAAATGGAATTACTTTTGATTATATAGTATCTAGCATCAAGGAAGAGATAGATGGTGCAGAGAAATCATCAGACAGATTGGCAGGATTAAAAATGCTTCTTCAGTCAGTGGGTATGGATAAATATGCAGAGACGATAATTGGAGGAGGAGGTTGGGAAGATATTGTTAATAAAATCAATGAAGAGACAGTAAAGAAAGACGAGAAAGATAAAGCGAAAATAGTTGAATATGAGGTTGTTGAACCAGAAATTCCAGAAAGTGTTAAGAAAGCCAAGAAACAAGCTTTAGTAGAATCAAGCGAGATATATGACTAACAACGTCGGTGTAGAAAAACTATTAGACCCAAGATTTTATTTAGAGAATTTTTGTAAAATCAAAGGTAAGGAAGAAAAGGGGTTAGTTCCCCTTATTTTAAAGCCTGCCCAATTAGATATTGTTAATGTTGTTAGACAACACAATCGTGTGATAATTATGAAGGCTCGTCAGATTGGATTCTCTACGATCATAACAGGATATTTATATCATAAGACAATTACAACAGGGGGTGTCACAACAGCTATTGTTGGATATAACAACGACCTTACAGCAGAGCTTCTTGATAAGATTAAAACTTTTTATAGAACAACCCCAGATGCTTTGAAACCAACAATTCATTACAACTCTAAGTTTGAGATTTCATTCCCCAAAGTAGACTCAAAGATTCTAGTGCTTCCTTCAACTGAAAACGTGGGAAGAGGATATACAATTAACTATGCTCTTTTGACAGAGGTGCCCTTCTGGGAAAAAGCTGAAGAAAAAATGGTGACACTAGAGGCGTCTGTACCGGTAACTGGAAAAATAATAATAGAGTCATCCCCGGGGGCTGTTGGAGATTACTTCCATAGAATGTGGGTATCTGATAATGATTATATTAAAAAAGAATACGGGTGGTGGTGGAACTACTCAGAGGAAGAAATTGAAATAATTAGACGTAGAATGAATAACCCACGTAAGTTCAACAACAACTATGCGTTGGAGTTTCTTATTTCCGGTAGAGCTGTGTTTACCCAGGAAGCAATTGCCTTACAAAGAAAGAATGTATTGAAAGTGGGAGATAGTGTAAAATTAGATGACGGAACAGAACACATCGTTCGTGAGGAAGATGGATTTAGAATATATAAACCTCCTGTGGAAGGTCACTTCTATGTAGTAGGAGCTGACTGTTCTGAGGGAGTTACAGGTGGAGACTACGCTGTTTGTTCAATTTTAGATAGAGCAAACGGAGAAGAGGTTGGATTCTGGCGTGGGCACATAGCTCCTGATAGATTTGCTAAATTCTTAAATAAATGGGGGCGTCATTATAATAATGCTCTGATGGTAGTTGAGGCAGAGGCTCATGGAAACGTTGTTTTAAATGTTCTAAAGAATCTTATTTATCCATCTCTATATTTCAGACCATCAAGATTCGATACAATAGGTAATCCATGGAGTGATAAATTGGGGTGGAAAACAACTAAATTAACAAGACCTATCTTAATTGATGAATTCGAGCAAATGACACGTGAGAATGAAATTACTATCCATAGCAAGGAAACAGTGGATGAAATGACTGTATTCATATTCAATAATGCAAATAATATGGTAGCTATGGAAAGTTATCATGATGACTGTATATTTGCTACAGCCATTGCTTGTCAGGGTTTTAAGGTTATTAGTGATAAACCAATGGATCAGTTAAGTTATACTCAACATCTACCACCGACTGGATACTAACAGTACTATGGTAGAATAAAATAAAAAGATACATGGCTATAAAACAAAATAAATACACTCGTTTTAATATATATAATCCCGCTGATTTCAGCGAAGAAGAGGTTGAATTCATGTCTAGATTTTACTTGCAAATGGAAGATGCACGTAATTATTTTCGACTTGTAATAAAACCCCGTTTAGATAGATCATATAAGCTTTATATAGCTTATACTGGAGATCGACAACTTCAAATAAAATCATGGCAAGCGAATATATTCGTGCCGTATGTTCAAGCTGTAGTTGAAACCCTAATGCCTCGTGTTCTTGACGCTCGACCAGACTTCAGTGTACAGGGTCGAACTGTCGAAGATCAAGCAAAATCTGAGAAACAGCAACAACTAACAGATTATATCTGGGAAATCTCAGGAATGGACTCAACTGTTGAAAATGTTGTTCGTTCTTCGCTTGTCTATGGAACAGGTTACTTGCAAGCATCTTGGAAAAAAGATGTTCGAAAACAGAAGTTTTTAAAAACACAAGATTTAGCAAAGAAAAAATATGTTTGGAAAGAAGAAGAAAGAACTTTTTATGATGCACCATTTGCAGAATGGGTTGACAACTATGATCTTTGGTACGACTGGCATAATGATGATCGAAAAAGTAAACAATACTGGTTTAAACGACTAGTTCTTACAGGACCGGAAATTAAAAGAAAATATCCTAATGCTGATAAAAAACGTCTAGGAATGGCTTTAAGTAGTCCCGGGGGAGACTTAGAAGATTATGCTTCAATTAGAACACAGGTTAAGGAAAATCATGAAGGAATAACTAAGGGCGCTGGAGCTTTTTCAAATGTTGGATACAGTAATTCTTCATATGGATACGGTAGAGATAAATATAATAATTATAGTGACCCCCAACTACAAATGTATGAAGTTTTTGAATGGACACAACCATTTGAGGATATTTATTCAGTCCACGTAGGAGGATCTTATGTTCCAATCTTGAAAGACTCAAAGATGCCTATTCCTTTTGACTTCAAAGAAGCTACATTCATTGACTTTCCTTATCTAAAAGTTCCAGGAGAATTTGAAGGATATAGTCTTCCAATGATTTTGGAAAACCCTCAAATCATGATGAACATGATTAAGAACCAGCGTTTGGACGCTGCAACTCTTTCTATTCATAAAATGTGGATAGTTAATCCTCTTGCAAATATTAGTAAAGACGAACTTGTTACGCGACCTTTCGGTATAATCTACTCAGTTGACCCAAATGGTGTAAAAGAGGTGCAGTTTAGCGATATTAAAGCAAGTGCATACAAAGAAGAAGATCTATTGAAAGCAGATATGAGGTATGCATCAGGTGTTGACGACTTTTCTATGGGTGCAGGCGCGGGAGCAAGTTCAGCAACAGAAGTAAGGCACCTTAGGGAATCCACTCTAGAGCGTGTAAGACTATACGTTAATCACTTAGGTGACGGATTTGCTACACTAATGCGATATTGGATGGATATGTCTAGACAGTTCTTTACAGAGGACATGATTATTCGTATAATAGGAGATGATGGTAAGGAAATGTTCCCTCTCATTGAAAAGAATGATCTCGAAGGTAAATTTGACTATAAAGCATCAGTTCTTCCTTCAATCGCAGGACAGCAAGATATCAAAAAGAAACAAGATATGGATCTATTCCAATTGCTTATCAATCTTCCATTTGTCGATCCTCAAAAACTTACTCAAAAGGTTCTATTCGACTGGAACTGGTCATTGGATTCAATTGCCAAAGGAGAAGAGGAACCAGAGCCAGCAATTGGGCCAGATGGCATGCCAATTGAGGGCGGAGAACAACCTCCAGAATTAGAACAATTACTAGGTTCACCTGATATGGCGTCACCAACAGCTCAAACAAGGAATATTTCCCCAGATGTAGCTAAAAATGCTCTTGCAATGCTTAAAGGAGCCGGTGAGGGGCAAGCATCGCCATTTAGACAAGCTTCTAGGCCAATTAACCTATTAAAAGCTGGTGGTGTACCGCCAACAGCGGCAAGAATTCCCCTTCCAACATCAAATCCTCGGGGATTAAACCGTAGCGGGAGAGTGAATACAAATATAAGTACAAATAGCCAAAACAGTAATCCAGAGTCACAACTTATTAATAGATCAACCAACTTACAAAGTTAATATTAATTAAATATAAAAATATGAATAACGAAAATGTGGATAAAAGTAAATTAAAAGACTACTTTACTAAAGATATCCAGGACCGGGTTTTTAACATGACTGATGGGGACATGAGAGATATACTTAAAGGACTGGAGGGCACACCGATATGGTTTGCTATAATGAAATATACACAATCAAGAGTTTCAGTAATACAAGAAGCATTTTTAACTCTTGACCCCATTAAAGATGCAGTTAAAATAGCAAGATATCAGGGGGCTATAACGGGAATGATTGACTTACAAGACGCTGTTTTAACTCTTAAATTTGAATCAAAAAAGGCAGAAAACCCTAAAAACAAAGAAGAACAAAAGAAAGATGAACTAGGAGGAGCTTATGGGGTTGTGTAAACAAAATAAACAAGGACTCATTGTCTGTAGTAAAGGATCGTCGAAATGTTTTAGCACATGGTGAAGAAACCTTTAGTCAATGTGGTAGGGATTACACACTTGAACAAATAAAGGAAACAATGACCGAATCCTTTGACTTTATGTATTTCATTTTAAAACATCTTGCCGAATTTGTCGACCAAAAGAAAAACAAAAACTAAATTTAATATTCAAATTTGCATGAATTCAATAAATCTGGACAATAAAATGAATGAACTACACCTATTTGCAGGAATTGGCGGTGGAATATACGGCGGAATGTTACTTGGTAACAAGTGTGTCGGTGCTGTTGAAATAGACTCTTTTTGTCAAGATATTTTAAGACAAAGACAAAAAGATGGTTGGATGGAAAAATTCCCTATTGAGGGAGACTTAACAGCTTTATCAGGAGTTCCTTATAAGGGTAAATTTGATCTTCTATGTGGCGGTTTTCCTTGCCAAGCATTCAGTACTGCTGCCAGGGGTAGGAATATTAAAGACAAAGATTTATGGGCTGAAATGCTCCGATTTGCAGAGGAATCTGAAGCTCCATTAGTTTTGGGTGAAAATGTTACTCGTAAAGCTATTGAACAGGCTCAAGAAGGCTTAGAAGAAGCCAAATATAGCGTTGTAACCCTCATGTTAAGTAACAGTAAATTAGGAGCTGATCACCAAAGAAATCGATTTTGGTTATTAGGAGTTCGTAAAGGTAGAGAGGAAGTATTCTTTAAATTATTAAGGTCCCTTCAAGAGCAACCAAAAATTTCAGGTGACTATTGGGCTACAAATCCTAAAGAGCTCGGTGAAATTCCAGAACCAGTTAAAAGGAGAGCCGAACTAAAGGGTTTAGGTAATGCTCAATCTCCTTTTGTTGCCGCATCTGCTGTTAGGATCCTAGCAAACAAACTTGACAAATTTCTAAAAAATCCAGAAAGTACCAAAGTAAGACCTACTACTCTAGCTCCAAAACCAAAAGAAATTGAATCTGTTTTTCAAATCAAGGAGACATGGATTAAAAAGGAAAATGGTATAGGTTTTGGTTTTGTTCACACCCCAACAACAATGGCAAATTATTCGGCAAAATCTATGATGAAGCATAAAGGTTGCCGAAATTTCGTAACTGTTTTTGAAACCCCTCAGCCTTACAATGCCGAATGGCTCATGGGTTTTCCTATTGGTGCTAGTTCCAATTCAAAACAATCAAAAGCAAACCTTAAAATATGGATGGAGTCAAGTAAATGAATTTAGAAGAACTTAATCTGGAGCTTGTAGATTTAGACTCAATTAACGCTGTAAAAAACAAATTAAAAAATGTTATAGAAAGTAACGATATTTCTGTTGATAAAGCAAACAAAGAAACTGGAGGCCGAATAGTAAACGTATCTAATAGATTAGGTGAAAGTTTACACGAAAAAAAACCCATGATGACAATGGACGGTACAAACCCCGTTGATACTATTGCAACAGATATAGATAAAATTCAA